TTGATATCATTTGTAGTAACATTCAATATGTCCTGTGACTTATTTTCAACGTTAAGTTCAAAACTATATTCATCCTGTTTGAAAGTTTTAATATCTTCTTCTGAAAAACAGATTGGAATTTGACAAATTCTGTTCTTTATTATTTCATTGCTTAGGGCGCCAGTATTAATTTTTATGTCAATCGTATCATCAATCTCATCGTGTAATGCTTCGCCAATAAATCCCGGGATTTCTATATCAGTTAAAAGAACCCTTCGTAAGCCATTTACAATTGAAACATCAATATCATTAAATACAACTTTATATTTCGTCATGCTTTTTATTTGTCCTTTTATATAATTATATATCATTTTTACATAAGAATAATCAATACAAATTACAATAAGCATGATTTTATTTTATAGCGATCATTGTACACATTCTAAAATGTTGTTGGATACAGTGAAAAAACTCGACCACAATAAGATTGTCAAATTTATATCAATAGATTATATTCTAAATAAGAATTTACAACTTGACCCAAAGATTACAAGTGTCCCTGCTTTAATGCTTTTACCATCTAAAGACATCTTATTTGGAAAAGAAGCATTTGATCATTTACTATTGCCTACACGTGGAAAACTTTTCCAGAAAGTAGAAGAAAATACTGTAGTATCAAATAATAATGAAGTCACAACAGAACCAAATGGATTTTCAATTGGATACAATTCTCAAAACTTTGAAGCAATACAAGAAAATGAAGAATTGCCTCTTAATGATATTAATTTTTCTTGGTCTGATATAGCACCCGAACAAACAACACCTGCAAGTGAAAATAAATATAGTGATAAAAAAGGCAATCTTCCTTCAATTGACGAAATTCGTTCCAGCCGAGAAAATGATTTACAACATACATAAGGATAGTCGTGTATTATTTACCTAATAATTAGCCATGGTTGATTCAAGAGTATATGTTTTTAATCAATACTATCTTGATTTACTGAAAAGGATAAAAAATAACGCTAAGAGGTTTAAAGAAAAAAGCAAATCTGCGAAAAATGTTTTAACGTCGGTAAAATCAAATTACTCGACATTTGATAAAACAGAGATAACAAATATTGAATTTGTTAATGCGAATGTTCCTGACGAATTCTGGAAAGAAATAATTGATGCAGAAGAACTTTCTCAAGAATATATAAAATCTTCAGAATATGTTCTATATAATAATATTACAATATCCACAATTGCGAAACTTGTTAAAGATAATGCAAAACTTCATTACTATTTATTAATCTTTTCAATTTTCAAGAACTCTAACATAACTGATGATGATACAAAGACTTTACTTGAATGCTTAAAGAAAAACCAAATTGATGAGAGCACTCCTGAGAAATATAAAACAACTCTTGAAAAAATTATTAAAATTGGGAAGAAAGAAGCTTCGAATTCAGACCCATTTAATGTTCAAGGATTAACGGACACATCAATAGGAAAACTTGCCAAAGATATTGTTAGTGACTTAGATTTATCTAAAATTAAGCAATCTATTGAAAAAGATGGCGATATTTTGTCAGCACTTGGTTCAAAAGAAAGTGGATTAGGTGATTTACTATCTAATGTATCTAAAAAAATGTCTGACAAACTTGCTTCTGGAGAAATTAATCAGCAAGAACTTCTTGGTGATGCATTAAAATTTGCAGGAAATATAGGTGGAGGTGGAAACAAAGGTGGCGGAATGCCTGATTTATCAAGCATGATGAAAATGATGAGTAGCATGGGGGGAATGCCCAATATGTCAGGAGCAAAAGCTGGTAAAGTCAAACAAAAGATGACACAAATGACTAAAAAAAACGCACAACTTGAAAGAATGAAACAGAAACTTGATAATAATTAATATTTTATAAATGTAAAGAAGTTTCCTTATGACTTTTTGGTTAAATGAACCAGAAATATTATTAAAAAGCGATTTTAATGTTATTCCAAATAGGAAAATGACTTTGGATGAAAAACTCAATACTATTTTTCGTTTAGGAATAGTTGTTAGTATTGTTATGACGATATTAACATCAAATGTTGATATGTTGGCGATTGGTATAATAACAACAATTTTAACAATTTTAATCAATTTATATTATAATAAAAAACGTGAAAGTTTTTATGGATATGATAAATGCACAAAACCTACTTATCATAATCCGTTCATGAACAATAATATTTTTGATGTTGACAATCAACACGGAGCTTGCAATATTGATTATGCTCATGAAGAAATAGTGAAAGCATTTAACAAAGGGTCGATGAGAGACTCAAATGATATTTATGGAAACCAAGGTGGCCATAGGCAATTTTATACAATGCCTTCATCAACTATTGTAAATGATAGAGATACTCTTGGAAAATGGTTATATGATAGAGGACCCTCGTGTAAAGATGGTAATGGTGATAAATGTATGATTAATTTAAATTTACATAGAACTGATTTACTTCATTAAATATATCGTTTTTTTCTCAATCTATTATAAAGTATGAAAGGATCAAATTTATTTACATGGAATAATAACGTTTGCTCAGATGATTGTTGGAAAAAAGCAAAAGATCATAATAATACACAAATAAGTAATTATATGTTGTTTGATACAAATTTCGTTGAATGTAAGTCTCCAAATGTTCAAATGCCTACTTTTTATTTTGACCATGTTAACCTTAGAGGCAGAAGCGGATATGGATTATCGGACGATTGTTTAATTGATAACTACTCAAAACTTCGTAATGACACAAGTGCTTCTACAAGAACAAGATGCCCTGTGCAATTACTTGAAAGAACATTTCAATCCCCTCCATCTCTTCTTCGTGGCAAAGGAGATATAACTAAAGAACTTGATGTTTTATCGGGCTCTGACACTAATTATTTACAAGCTGATGCTTCTTGCAAAAAAAGCATAATGGAAAAACAAACATATCACAATATTCCATTACTTGATGTTATGTCCGATATACAAAATCCAAATAACATTGTTATGGATAAACCTATCGGAGATGATACTCGTTCATATATTAATCGACAAAAGTTTGTAAACAATTGTAGAAAATAAAATAGATTATATAAATAAATTATGAGTTTTAACAGAAACAAATATGACACACAAGACCATAAAATAGAACAGAGTAATAATGTTACAATCCTCAATCATATACTTAATACTGACGCTTTTGAACACAAAAAAGTAAGCAGACATCAGTTCGGCTTTGTAGGTGGTTCTGGAGTATCACACATATCAGGAAATTTAATAGATTTAGAAAGCGATTTACAAGGCATTACAAGACACATTTCAAAATGTGATATGGGCGTGTTTGTTCCATCATATGATGGTTTCATTCATAATCAAAAAACAAAACCAATCGATACTACTATGAAACATCTTCCGTCATCTCAAGCACTTATGTTTAGACCAATACCATTACCGAAAAAATTGATAAATGACAAAACAAGATGCAACATGTAAAAAAAAAGAAATTTACGTTTTTATTCTCTCTATATAGAGTAAAAATGGAAAATAATTTCACAAAACTTAATTACGATCAGTGTTCTTATAATGAACAACTTAAACGCAGTATGGGACCCGGATTTTATGCAACTGCTACTTTAGCAAATGATTGCATGAATTGTTCTCAAGATATACCAAGTGACCCATATTTACGTTACCAAAAATTCGGTTCTGGAACTTGCCCTCCAGGTTCTTCAATTGATGATTCGTCTGAATTAAGTGGTAGAAGTTATAAAACAACGAAATGTTCCAATGATCAATATCTTCCAGGAAAGTATAGTTCAACTGGATTATGTAAAGTTGATGGATCCATACAAGCAAGAGATTGTGGATATCGTCCAACAGAAAGTACCAGAATCTCAAATAATGCTTGTAATCTTAGAGGAACTGGTATAAACAGATGGCAATGGTTATGTGATGATGTTCAACAACATTATACACCATCTTTTAATTATAATGTTTCATCCAGAATCTTTATGAAAGACGACCACGTCCCATGTATTGAAAAACCACTTGATGAAACAAATATATTACCTCCTCAAAATAATTTTGATCCATCTTATAAACCCAAATTCATTAAAGAATTAAATACACCCCAAAATAAATATTTCTGCAATTATTGATATCTTCTAAACATACGTTCACAAAATTCAAGTTGCATTTTTATTTTTCAACGACCACTTGTGCCAATTTTAATAATGATATAGCCGCCACATATTGTTCATTGTGATGCATAATAGCAGCATCATACAAATGTTTCGCTATCACGATATCTTCTTTTGATAAAGACTCATGCATTTATATACCAAAAAATTGCTTGATTCTACTATATTATATATTTAAAATTAACTAGTTACTTAATATATTATTAAAACTTTATAATCTAAAAATAGCATATATATATATATGAATACTACTTTAAATTATGTATTATAAAGAATAAAAATGTTAACTGTATCTTTTGATATAGGTATTGTTAACTTAGCAGTATGCGTATTACAGGATGATAAAGTTATAATATGGAAAGTAATTTCATTATTTGAAAAGAAACCTAATTATATTCCGATTTCAAAAATATCGGAAAGCGTTTACATAAATATGGATGCTTTAATAGGCGATATTGCTTATGTATTACAAAAATCGCATACTGACATCTATATTGACAACCTACTTCTTGAAAATCAACCCCAGAGGCTCAACGGGACTATGAAAACTGTACAAATGCTCCTATTCGGATATTTTTATAATCTTAAACACTATGATGGTATTGTGAATGAAGTTTATCAAGTTAACGCATCATTGAAATTAAAGGGACATGATATATTGAAAAGCGCATATTGTTCGAACAAATCACAAAGATATAAAAATAATAAAAGAGATGGAATTGTTATTTGCAATTCATATATTTCTTCATGTAAGTTTCTTTCAAATTTACTCGAATGTCATAAAAAGAAAGATGATCTCTGCGATAGCTTCTTACAAGCAGTTAGTTGGTTAAGAGATTATAAAAAAATAAACATTAAAAAGTTTTATATTTTTGACAAAACTTATCAACAATAAAGTTAGCATCTATTGAATACAATTTGTGTTTTTTAATAAATTTTGATAGATGCGACCAAAATTTATCATTTTTTTGCTCTTGATTACATAATATACATTCTTTATACTTTTTTAAAAACCAAATATGTGATTTATATTTCAATTCTGTCTTGGAATCACATACTTTACTACAAACAGGATTAAGATAGTTGCTCTTGATATATTTCAACAACACACTACCAATTTTTTCATCACTTAAAGCTTTTTTAGGAATTAAATTCCAAATATCATTAAACAATACATATTTATATCGGGAACATAATAAAAGATTTTTCTGAAAATCAATATAAACTGAATTATCATCAATAACTAAAATTTTATTAGTATCTATATGAGAATTAACAACTTTTTGAATTTTTGGTAAAATTTTTGAGATAGATTTATAGTATTGACCATCAATGTTAATACAACTTGTTCTTGTAAACAAAGGCCGATTTATTGAAACATCCGGATTGTATTTTTCAATCCAGGATATCTCTTTTCGTGCCCATTTTGTATCACTTGCTGTATAGACGAATATATAGCAATTACTTATTTGGCTTCGAACAGTTTTAAGAAATTCAATAAAATAGGGACGAATTAACTTTTTCTTATTTTGATAACATTCGGGCAATGAATTAGAGTTATCAACTTTATGTTTATATTTTTTTAATATAGAAATAATATTATATGATGTTATTTGATATGTCACATCACCTACAATCGTTCCATCTAAATCAATGATGATTATAGATGGACTAACCATGTTTATTATATATTAACATTATTCATCCGGTTCTATACCAAAATATTTTAACGCATTTCTTGCACATTCGTTTTCACTATCTTTTTTATTGGGACCTGTTGCTTGACCCAATATACAGCCATTCTTATCTTTTACTATATACGTAAATTCTTTTGTATTCAATTTTGTTATTTTAACATCAATCTCAAGAAATTTTGGCGTATCTTGGTAATGATTATTCATATGTAACAATAATTTGTCTTTGTAATTGGTGCTTTTCATTATTAAATCACCAAAGTCTATGTACTTTTCAATAACAGATATTACCCATCTTTCTGCTATACGATAGCCATTTCCTGTGATATTTATATTCGTTAAACCTTCGTTGAAATCTATAAATAGTGCCCCTATAAATGCTTCAAATATGTCTTCCATTATTTTGTAATTATTTCGACCATTTGATGTTTCTACTTGTTTGGAAATAATAGCAAATTTATTGAAACCTATTTTATAAGAAAGCGATCCTAACATCTTGCCATTTACGATTTTTGTTCGCATTTTTGAAAGAAATCCTTCATTCTGCTCCGGATATCTTTGATATAGATAATTCGCGATTACCATACCTAAAATAGCATCACCCAAGTATTCAAGCCTTTCATAAGATTGCTCTTGTAGAGGAATACAATTATCGGGACAATGTTTGTTCCCCCGTACAAAATCATCATTTTTCATCGTACAATATGATTTGTGAACAAACGCAATACGATATAAATTAGGGTTGTTAGGTATTACATCCGTCATTTGATGGAATGATAAGATATTAGACAAATCTTTCCTTGTAAAAAAAATATTAACTGGATTATACGGCGTCTCTTCATTATCTAATGATTTAGTTTTATTGTGAATACTTAAGATTTTTTTCATAGATATAAATTGTTTTATATATTAATCACTTTTGTTTTTTTGGTAAATATATATATATGTTTATATATATAATGTTGTTTGATATTAGTTTTGAACATAAATTTGACCAACCAATTGATATTGAAGCAGTATACAATGGCTTTATATCAGGAAAACTTATGTCACATATATATGATAATGTAAATGTAAATGAATGGAATGATGACATTAGAAAACTGAAATGTGTTTGGTCATTAGATCCATATCCAATAATAATCAAAGCTATAAAACAAATCGCTAATATTGATGTATGCAAACTAGAATATGAACTTATCCAAAATTTGACAGGACGTGAAAAAACATATTTTACGTATGACAATAACGTAATTCTTAAAGCAGATGTAAACGAATTGATTTTTAAATATCTAAAAGTTTGTTTAAGAATGAAGGTTGAACAGAATAAATGCAAAATAATTGCCTTTTTCGATTATGACCTAACTTATAAAAGTTTCAATACAATTTTTTTATCTGTTTTGAAGTTTAGTTGTGGAAAAATTTCAGATAGTTATTGTCAAAAATTATCGACTTACTCGCCATAGCTCAGATATAGTTATCATATTCTCTTTGTATGTTTTTTGGGGGTTCTCTTCTTTTAATCGTTTCAAATGAAAAGAACGAAACAAGAAATAGTTATTATTATTTATTTTATCATTACGTTCTACTAGTTCAAATATACTATCTATTTTTGTTATCCATTCTTCTAGTGTTTTTCCATCAAAGTCTTCCAGTTTTGACAAAATGGTTTTAATATCCATATTATAACTATAGATTAATATCCGTATAGAACATCATTTTTTATCATTGTGAACTTGAATTTGATATTCTATTTGTTGACCTTTCAAAATCGGCATATTTCATCTCGCGTATTAATAATAACTTATTTACTTGACATTCTGATGGAGTAGATTGTAATACAAATTTATATGATTGTGATATTTTGACAATTGGATTCCCATCATATGTCATCAAAGATATATATTTTTTTTTTGTTGGACAAATCATAATCGCATATTCAATAAATATTTTTGCTAAATCACGTTTTCTATAATTATTGTCTATATATATTTCTTGAATATAAAAAGTAGGCACCTTATCATTTTCAGATAAACCGTCAATATTAAATGATCTTGATTTTTCAATAACCATAAAACCAACCAATAAATCATCCACATATAAACCATACATCTTATGTTTTAGTATAAAATCATCTACTGACGCAATTATATCTTTTTCATCCTTGAATTCATTAGCCAATTTCTTATATTTTAAATAATGATAATATGCTATCCCTTTATGAAGAGGTGATCTGACAACCAGTTTTACTTCAACATCAACTCCTTGTTTATCTTTAAAATGTTGTATGCTTCTATTGAATTTATACATGTTAATATCATATTCTGATTTTATATCTTCTAATTCTTTATTTCTTTGATTGATTCTAAAAAGATTAGATAACATTTTAACATTACCCCCTTTTAAGAATGTCTCAATCCTTTCTATGTATAAGTTTTTTTTAGTTTCAATGTCATTTGTTAGTGGAATAATGTCCAATTTACTCAATAAATGGTTTGGTATAAAATTACTCTTTCTTATTTTTTTCTTCCAATCTTCCAAGTTTTTTGAATTTATATTCATTTGAATTAATGGTTCATAAAATGTCTCAGACATTTTTATTATATAATTACAAAAAATGAAATAAATTATTCATATTTGAATTATATAATATGGGCATATTTATTGGAGCACACATTTCAAATAAAAATTCTTTACCTGAAAAAATTGATATTATAAAAAAAAGTAATGGAAATGCTATACAGATATTTACAGGAAACCCCAGAAGCCTCCAACCTGCTGATTCAAAAAAATATATACCTTTATTGAAAAATATTGAAAATGACTTTTCAATAGTTATTCATTGCGCTTATACGATTAACTTGGCATCATCGTTAAATAATGGCAAAAGATTTTATGAAAACACTCAAGATACACCATGGTTCAAAAATATAATGGAAGATTTAAAAATAGCAAATGAAGCAAATATTGTAGGCTGTGTTGTTCATGTGGGAAAACACACAACTCAAACCTATGAAGAAGGACTAATAACTATGAAAAATAATGTTTCATGCGTTATCAATAAAATGATTAATGAAAAGTATACAAATACTAAGTTATTGATTGAAACATCTTGCGGCGCTGGATCAGAACTAATTTATGAAATTGACAAATTAATTGATTTCTATAATTCATTTTCTTATAAAGAAAAAAAATATTTGGGAATTTGTTTTGATACATGCCACGTATTCTCCGCCGGATTCGATATTACCGATTCTTACCAAAAAATTCAAAAATATACTAAGAACGCAATTACAGTTATTCATCTTAATAACTCAAAAAACCCTGTTGGATCACACAAAGATAGACACGAAATTATTAATAATGGACATATTAATAAATATGAATTTGAAAAACTTTTGTCGAAAATAACAGATAATACTACAATTATATTAGAAACTCCTGATTTATCAACTGAAGATAACTTCAATAAAGATATTGAATTTGTTAAAAATAATACTTAAATATATATATATATATATGAATATATATATGAAATTTTTTATATTTTTATTTACATTATTATCTACATCAAATGGGTTTTCTATACCTTCTTTTTTCAAATATTGGCATTGTGTAGGAATTAGATATAATATTGATTATTCAAAACCATATAAATATAATGTAGGAGAATTACCTCTTGTACTATGGAAAGATAAAAAAGGTAACCTTATATCTACAGTCAATATTTGTAAGCACATGGGTGAAAAAATTGATAAAGGTACAGTTATAGATGGGTGCCTACAATGTCCATATCACGGAGTTCAACATACAAAGAATGATAAATTCGGAGAAACCATTGTTCATGAAGACAAAATTTTTTGGTCTTATGAACCAATAAAATCAATACCAACAAAAATTCCTGGGTTTGATTTTTATAATTTTGAACATTCTATTGTTCAGATTGATATTGACACAGATATGCAAGATTGTATTTTTAATACAATGGATTTAAATAATCATAAATTTACACATAATGGCATTTTAGGGTTTGGAAAATCGAATATGATTATTAAAAATGTAAATACTTTTAAATATGAAGATAGAGTAGGAATTTATTTTAAATATATAGCAAAGAAAACTATTAAATTATTTCAAAAATATGAACAGGAAACAGATAATCAGAATGTTTTTGTTTATCCGTCATCTGGATGGTATAAAGTAAATACGAATTCTGTAAATAAGTTGATAGTAGGTTTCAACTTTCTACCTATATCTCAAAATAAAACACGATTGTTTATAACAATTCTTAAAAACCATTATAAAGCAACTTCTTTTGAAAAAGAAATTTTTACATTTTTGACAAAACAAATTATAAATCAAAATAGAAATAAGATGAAAAATAATGAATTCAAAAAGTATTTACAAAATGATGATGCTATAAGGTTAGTTAAAGAAACTATGAAAAAATATAAGTATCCAAATATTGATGAGTGTGTTAAATTATATGATTATCATTTTAATAAAAGAAATATAAAAACTCAAAATATTTCGACCTCTTGACATAATAAAAGAACTTTTATATATAACCAAACGCATTTCACAGTTAACACTTACACTAAAAGATAACAATTTTTTTACAAAAATTCATTTTTTTATTTTTCTTTGAGGAGAATTCATATTCTCTGTAGTTAATCCGTCCAGTTTCTGCATTTTTTTTAGAAAATCGTTTATCTGTTTTTTGGTAATGTTGTTATCTATGTTGATAACATTTATCTTGTTAGATACAGCAATTTTTTCTATGTAAGGTAATCTATCTTCGAGAAAAAGGATTGAAATGAATTTGATTTCTTTCCATGCTTTTTGGCATGGTATTTTTTTATCAGATTTTGTTTCTATAAGTTTTGATAATTCAGCTTGCAACATTAATGTTTGAACATACATGCTTGGTAGAAACAACTTTAATAATATGAAAATTGCCAATAAACAAACAAAATCATTGTTCCTTTGCCTTATGAAACCTCTCAAATTAAATGATTTTTCTGAAAACAATTTTTCGATTATTTTTAATACCGTTTCATATATTTGATCGCAACAATATATTTGCTCTTTAATTTTACGAGAATCGAGTGATGCTATCAATTCTAATGCTATTGAATACATAGAGTTCGATGATGATTCTGAAGAGTATAGTTTATCATATACTCCAACAAATATCCAATATGAATGAATCTCAGAATTATAATCATTTGTTATATCATTATCAATTCCTTTATATATATGTATGATTTGAGAGTAGATCGTTTGAATTTGTAAACTTTCATCTTCTTTTTGTATTTTGATTAATGAATGATTTTTTAACTGTATTTTTTTGTTTGATTTAATAAGAGCATTTAGCAATCCTTCATCATCATAATCCATAATATATTAACAATTAATTGATATAGGGTATATCATTTTTCCTATTTAGTTTACATAAAATAAATAAAGCAATAATGAGAAATAACACCAATTTAGCATATTCGTAAAATACATTTATATTTTAGAAACTTTTTGTCATTTTAGTATAATGTTAGTAACACATTTTCTAGATAATTGTGATGACACACAATATATTGTCATCATAATATTACATTTCCAATGTTAAATAATATATTTGTGTATGAAATTCCCTATATATCAACAAAAAATGACAAGGGACTTGTTGGTTGTTATCAGCCAATGTGCTCTACAACGATGAACAATGCAAAGGAGTTTGAAAACCCGTTTGTTTATGTGAACGTGAAACCGGATGATGACACCTATGTAAGTGGAGACTTGGCAGTTATCTTATTTGGAGATAACGGTGAACTTCTTGAACCATACATTTATAAAGATGCTCAAAGAAAAGTTGAATGCTACATCTCAAAAAATATTTGGGTCGAAAAGGTTGAAGGAAAAATAGTAAAGGTCATTTATACGTCAACCTGCTGGAGTGATGACTGGCGGACGTATTACGTCGAAGACGACAATATTGTAAAGATTATTGATACATATCATGGTATGAACAAGTGCTATATTACATTCGAAGAAGGCTTTGTCAGTGAAATTGAGTATAGCCTTAGAAATTGGATTACTGGATATAAAATCGGAGATCGTGCTCCAACGTTGGACGAATTAATCTAAAAAAATACATTTATGTATAAAAAAAAAGAAAATGGTTCATAATTGTGAATCATTTTAAAAATTATACTTACTTTTATTTCCAAAACAGATAAATAACCATCATATATATTTGTGTATGAAATTCCCTATATATCAACAAAAAATGACAAGGGACTTGTTGGTTGTTATCAGCCAATGTGCTCTACAACGATGAACAATGCAAAGGAGTTTGAAAACCCGTTTGTTTATGTGAACGTGAAACCGGATGATGGCACCTATGTAAGTGGAGACTTGGCAGTTATCTCATTTGGAGATAACGGTGAACTTCTGGAACCTTACATTTACGAAGATGCTCAAAGAAAAGTTGAATGCTACATCTCAAAAAATATTTGGGTCGAAAAGGTTGAAGGAAAAATAGTAAAGGTCATTTATACGTCAACCTGCTGGAGTGGTGACATGCGGACGTATTACGTCGAAGACGACAATATTGTAAAGATTATTGATACATATCACGGGATTAACAGGCGCTATATTACATTCAAAGATGGGGTTATCAGTTCTATTGAGTATAGCCGTAGAAAGTGGAATACCGTATATAAAATCGGAGATCGTGCTCCAACGTTGGACGAATTAATCTAAAAAAATACATTTATGTATAAAAAAAAAGAAAATGGTTCATAATTGTGAATCATTTTAAAAATTATACTTGCTTTTATTTACAGGGTATATTATTGTTTCATCTTTAAAGTAATCATAAAATATATAGGTTTATTTCCATTTTTAAAAATACTGTTTAATTATACAACATAAAAATCTTATGAATTGTAAAATATCCATAAATTCGGTAGCACAAGAAGTGCGATTAAGAACCATATATAAATTCATTGTTTGTGCATTGATTTTTATTACCAAAGTAGTTTTTATCATCTTGAAATATACTGTGTGTAGAGTTTCATATTTATTGATACAGAAGGATTGTTTTAGATTTTATTATATATTATAAAAAGTACACTAAACAAATTGAATGTAAATACATGTTTAGATAATAGTAAAATAAATAAATAGTTTAATTTTTCAGAAATAGTGAATCCTTGTAATAATAATATAGCATACCATATGATAAATAAAGAAGCTTTAAAAGATTATTTCTATAAAAATTGGTAGATATGTTATAAATTCAAAGTGAAAGTAAATTTTGATATTACATAATATTATAATACAATGAATGATGTTGTCATTAAAATCAACAAAAACAAAGAAATTATAAAAGATAATTTATTTGTTGCTTGTATTTTATGTAATGATACCGCAATATTTTATAATAGATTAAAAGCATTTTCTATATTGCCTAACTTGCTTATTTCAAGTGTAGCAGTTATAATAAACCAACATAATTTTGATAATCCGTTTATTTTACAAATCTTTAATACCATGGTAAATAGTATAACAGTGTTGTTAGTAGGATTATCAACAAGTTATAAAATTTCAGAAAATGCTGATACGTTTAGAAATAGCTATAATGCTTTAACAAAGTTGCTTCATGATTTGGAAAATAAGGAGATGCTTGAAAATGGAATAAATTCGGATATTATTATTTTGATAACAAATCAATATGATATGGTTCTCGATACATTGCCACAAATTCCTTACCATATTCGAAACAAAGTTCGGGATACGTGGAAAGGGAAAAAGCATCTACCTATTATGATCAATGGATATGCGAAGGAAGAAAATAGATAAGCATCTTAGCCGTACTTTAAATATAAAGTTTTTGAGGATACAATCTATAGTTGTTTTACAGATTTGAAAAAATGAGAATAACTGGTTTAGTTGGAATAAGCAAGACCACCCATACCAGAAAGTATGCGGAGGACATTGTAATTAACAGCATACACTGAAAGATCTGTGTCGCTAGATCCAGTGCAGTGAAGAGTGGCGGTATCAATGCGAGACATGTTAAGAGTGCCGGATGGTTGGTGTTCTTCCGGTTTAAGACCGAATGAATATACATTGATGTGTTTTTCGGCTGGAACATTTTCGTGGTGTTGGTAAGGTTGAACATGAGAGAAATAGTACGCATCACGTTCCGCAAAACGGTCATTTCCGTTAAGTTGAAGTTTAACTTTATTAACTTTCTCGAAATCGTTCCAAGCGGCAGTACCAGAACTATCTTTAGCAACCCATACAAGTTCTTTAACAGGGTGGTTGAAGTTGAGTTTGACTTTGTTTCCTGAAGTGCCGATTCGTTCTGAGCCAGTGAATTGAACTTGCTCAATAAGGTATTCGTGAGACATTTGGGCAAAACGGCGGCGTTCGTCAGTATCAAGGAAGATATAATCAACCCATAGGGACGCACCTTCCATGGTAATAGCGGTCATATCAGTAGTAGAAGCAAAGGTGATGTTAACCTTAACTTCATGATACTGAAGCGCAATAAGTGGAAGAGCAAGACCTACATTACGGCAGAACCAGAATTCAAGAGGGATATAAAGTTTAACGGCATCGTCAGCAGCAAGACCTTCTCCAACCATTTTCTTGAAACCATCGCGTTTTCCAGAAGGAAGTGAAAGTTCATTCCAAATATACATCCATTCGGAATATTGACGGTCAATTAATTGACCACCGATTTCAAGCTCAACTTGTTTAAGGAGTTTGTGTCCGGCATAACTTTCATTATCATTGGCTGTGCATTTAACATCTGCGACAACATACATCTTGTGAATAAGGTCACCATTACGAGATATTTGAGCAGTGACACGGTTTCCAAGGGCTGGGTTGCCATTGAAAGTTTGTTCAATCGCTTCCATAGAGAAGTTAGTATGACGGCGATATACTACCTTAAAGAATGTAATCTGTGGATTGCCCGTAAGATATACATCTTGGGCGCCATAAGCAACTAATTGAAGAAGACCTCCTCCCATTTTCTTTTTATATTAAGATAAGAAAAAAAAATTGCGAAATTAATTGCTATATGCTAAACCACCCATTCCGGATAGTATGCGAAGAACATTATAGTTTGTGGCATAAACGGTTGCGTTTCCATGCTGTTTTGATTTTATTGATAGCACTGCAGTATCAATACGCGACATGTTAAGTGTTCCAGATGGTTGATGCTCTTCTGGTTTAAGACCAAATGAATAAACATTGATGCCTTTATTACTTGGAACGTTTGTATGATGTTGATATGGTTGAACAAGAGAGAAATAGTCACCATCACGCACTGAGAAGCGGTCATTGCCATTAAGTTGAAGGAGAGCACTGCTTACCATGTTATCACCCTTAGGAGTAATACCATATACATTTTGCGTTAATAACACATTACTGGTATCAATAGTCATATTTTCTGGATCATTTACATTATAAGACTCTTCTGTAGTGAAGTTATACCATTGATGATCTAAATATATGTCTTCTGTTTTTTGAACATACCAAATGAGTTCTTTTACAGGATGATTGAAGTTAAGTTTTAGTTTTTCGGTACTCATTGGATTAGAAATTTGTTCAGTTCCTGTAAATTGAACTTGTTCGATTAGATATTCGTGCGACATTTGAGCAAAACGTCGGCGCTCATCAGTATCAAGGAATATGTAATCTACCCATAATGACGCATTGAATGATGGATTTGTTTCACAATTACCATTTCTAGTATATGCTTTACCTTTGTATGTACATTTACTAAGAGGAGCAAATTTAATATTTACTTTTACTTCGTGATATTGTAAAGCTATTAGTGGAAGAGCAAGACCTACGTTGCGACAGAACCAAAATTCTAAAGGAACATATAATCTTGGTTTAGATTGTGAGAAAGAAGTCATATCACTATCAGCACCAACCATGATGTCCCATCCTGTACGTTTTCCAGAAGAGAGTGATAATTCATTCCATATGTACATCCAATCAGAGTATTGTTTATCAATTTGTTGTCCACCTATCTCAAGTGTAACAGATTCAAGAAGACGAAGACCAACATAATTTACATACCTATCATAATCCTCTCCTAATAAATCGTAGCTATCAATATTATTACCATTTATAATATCCATATCAACTTCAAGATACATTTTGTGAACTAAATCTCCATTTCTGGATATTTGAGCTGTTACAGTTTTATCAAAACCAACATTTCCGTTGAAAGTTTGTTGAATAGATTCCATTGAAAAGTTAGTATGACGACGATATACTACCTTGAAAAAAGTAATTTGTGGATTTCCTGTAAGGTAAACATCTTGGGCTCCATAAGCAACTAATTGAAGAAGACCTCCTCCCATATTTATATTTATTAAAGAAAATAAATATAAGAAACAACACTATTCTATTTATAGTAAAATGATGTTTAAAGAAAAATCATCAAAAAAAAGGATACATGTTGTAGATAATAAGAAAGAGATATCAACTCTGGATGCTTTACATAGCAAAGCTATCGAGAATTTTAATACAATAGATGAAGATATTAGAAAAACTGAATCAAATTTACATATTATTAACCAACAATATGAAAGTAACTTACAAGAAATCAGTATATCAAATGATGTAAGTAATATTAATCAAATATGTATTAGTAATATTTCATTAAAAAATCAAATTATTCAATTAAAATCAACTTTAGAGAAATTGAATGATAATGATGAAATTGACTATTACGAGAAAACGGGTGCTATAATGTTTGATTACTATAACATGATTGAAGAGCAATCATCTCATTCTACAAAGAAGAGTAATATTAATTTAAAAAAAAACAAAATTTTAAAGGATTTATTTTGCGGAACAGAGGTTGAAGAAGAAAAAGTTGAGCAACCATCTATTGATAAAACAACTTTGATAAATGAATATTTATCTCTTACAAATAATCAATACACATTTCATAGCGATGGTGTTGTTGTTGATGATGTCTGCGAAATTTGTGGAGAAGAAATCATACCATTATTAACAGATGCTTTAATAATTTGCAATAATTGTGGAAATCAAGAAGTACTATTGATTGAACAAAATAGACCATTACTTAAACATAAAAGCAAGGAAAATCAACATTTTAGTTATAAACGAATAAACCATTTTAGAGAATGGTGCAATCAAGTTCAAGGTAAAGAGAGCACTGATATACCAGATGAAGTTTTTGAGAAAATTCTTAATGAACTCAAAAAGGAAAAAATAACAGATACAAAAACCCTTACTTATAAAACAATGAGATGTATTTTGAAAAAACTAAAAATAAATAAATATTATGAACACATTAATTATATAATCAATAGAATAAATGGTGTTCCTACTCCACAATTCTCAACAGAATTAGAAGAGAAACTTTGTCAAATGTTTAAAGATATTCAAGGTCCATTTTTGAAGTATTGTCCTAAAGAACGCAAAAACTTTTTATCATATAGTTATGTTTTATACAAATTCTGTGAAATCCTTGGACATTACGAGTATTTGAAGTTTTTTCCTTTACTCAAGAGCAGAAGTAAAGTTGCTAATCAAGATTGGATTTGGAAACAAATTTGTAAAGATCTTGGGTATCCTGTTATATCGAGTTTATAACATTGGGAAACCAACCATTCGGAAACCGCTTCCCATTCCAATCCCTTGTCTTGCTCCATCTGAAAGTGCTGGAGCAAGTAAGTCAAGTATGGCAAGAACACACGCTGCTGTTAGCGCGATCGCGAACACTTCAGTTAGAGATAGCTTGTTTTTTCCGGGTAATATTAATGCTACTAAACCCACTGCAGCACCTTCAAATAGTAGTTTTACCACCCGTATACTTAGTTCATTATAGTCAATCTTGTATTCCATTTTATATATTAAAAAGAAAAATATTTTTATTCAGGATATAAAGAAATAATTTTATTGAGAAGTTAAAATGGAAGAAGAACTTATCCCTGTTCAAAAAAAAGATTTTCTTGAAGAAGATCCCTCCATTAGAAATCAAAACTTTTATTGTGTTTCTTTCATTTCTCCAGAAGATGTTTTGAAAGAAAAGGATGCCTTCTATTTTCATAAATTTCTTGAAAGTTTTAGTCAAGATATGAATAATATGTTTAATACATTAATTGAAAAATATCCAGATGATAAAACTGTTTTCGATGCTGTTAAAGATAATCATTCTCATTTATTCAAATTTGAAGATATGAATGAACAATTTAATTTCTTTAAAAACAAAAATGAAGAAGAAATTGAAAAGGAATTTCATTCTAAACAAAATTTTAAGACAACTGTTAGAGGGTTGAAAGTTCGTGGTGTATATGATACAATGGATGAAGCAAAAAAACGTTGTGATGTGTTAAAGAAAATTGACCCAAATTTTAATATTATGATTGGACAAGTTGGTTGTTGGTGCCCTTGGTCACCAAATCCAAATGATATTGATGACCAAAATTGGAGTGAAACTCAACTTAATACTCTTATGATGAATTACAAGAAAAACAAAGAAAGCAAAGATGAACTATTTAATGAAAGGACACAAGTCAGTGTATCATCTGCAAAAACATTTGAGGATATTTCTTCAAATGTTGATACTAAAAATTAAGTTATTTAATAATAACAATCCTTCTTTTTAACAGTGATTTTTGTTTTCTGTTTTATCAGCAAATTTGGATCATATTGCTCCTCATATTCTTCTTCATCATCAGCTATTGCTGATTTTTGATCTTGAATTGCCTGTAAATCCCATAAATCATCCCTGCACATCTTAAAATCACTTTCGGTTGCTTTATACCAAAATACTTGGTCTTCTATCTTATTACTTTGAACTTTGTTATTTATTACTAAACATTCGTAATTTTCTGTACATGAATCCATTACAGTACGAAATACATCAAAATTTGGAAACATTCCAGCATAGTGCTCATATATCTTTTGTTTATTCCTTATCATATTATCCCGAAATATAAAAATATAGTCAATGTTTGCTCGTAAATGTGGTGGAATACCAAGTGGAAACTGCATAGTTATTAAGAAAAATATCTTATAATGACGCCCATTCATAAAACAACTTTTAATATTTATATCCTTTGTCCAACTATTATCATATAAACAATCATCCAATATTAAAAATGCTCTTGGATCAATAGAACTATACCCCGTTCTTTCTTTCTCTTTGTTTACTTTTTTGCAAATCTTAACTTGTCTATCCATGAATTTTTGAATGATTTCTTGGGTATAACTCTCATGTATCAACATTTTGGGAATGAATTTTTCAAAATACTTATTTGCTATTTCAGTTGGACTGATTGTCATACCTATAGGTATATTCTTATGATGACTTAAAATATCTTTCATACAAAATGATTTTCCGGTATTTCTTTTTCCTATTAAAACAATAGTACTATCATCTTTTATTGAGTTTGGGTCGAATTTTTTAAGTTCTAACTTCATTGTTTATTATTATTATTATTCTTTTTATACCA